CTGTATCTTTTTACCCCGAAAACGCCTCAATAAGCCACTATCGGCTTGAATCGGATGAGAACCAGTCATGACGACTCAAAACGGCTCTATCGGGCTGCAAACGGCTGAGGTAGGGGTAACAGAACCTCGTTATGGGTCACAAACCCCTAGAATCAGGTCTAAGCCTAGTGATTTGCCTACTAGAGGCGATGAGATGATTCAGTTCTGCATCGACATAGGCTTTCCGCTCTTACCTTGGCAAGAACAACTAGCCAGAGACTGCCTACGCTATAAGCCAGACGGCCGTTGGCTACATCCACTCATAGGCATCATGCTTCCGCGTCAACAGGGTAAGAGTACGTTCATGGCGCTTAGAATACTTTTCGGAATCTACGTCCTGGGTGAAAAGATGCACCTGGCAACAGCGCATAAGTTAACTACTTCGTCTGAAATCTTTTATAAGGTATCTGAGATTATCGACGGCTCCCAATTACTGCTAGATAACTTTGCCAAGAAGTATGAGTCCAAGGGTTCCCAAGAGATTCGGTTTAAGAATAAAGCCCGTTACCTAATCAGAGCCGGAAACTCGGCTGCTCGCGGTATTGCAGCGCCGGATGTAATTCATATTGACGAATTACGTGAGTTTGACACTGAGGATGTCTGGTCATCTATGCGCTTTACCCAGATGTCTAACCCTAACCCGCAGGCGTACGTCTATTCCAACGCGGGCCACGCGAACTCGGTTCTATTGCATAAGTTTCGTGAGCGAGGAATGGCGGCAAGCGAAGGAGCAGACGATTCGATAGGTTGGTTCGAATGGAGCGCAGAACCTGGCGCAGATATTACCGATAAAGAAGCCTGGTATCAAAGCAACCCGTCCCTAGGCCATACCGTTCATGAGGACAACATCAAGGACAGCCTTTCAGACCGTGAAGATATTTTTCGAACCGAGATATTGTGTCAATTTGTAAGCATGATAAATCCGGTCATTTCCGAAGCCGAATGGAAAAAGTGCAAGGTTGACGACCTACCGCAATTAGATATTGAAAAAGATACCTGGATGGCGATAGACCTAAGCCCAGACAGAAAACACGCCTCACTTGTCGCAGGTCAAAGAATTAGCCAAGAAAAGTTCATGGTCAGCCTTTTGCACACCTGGTTTAACCCGGTTAACCTAGACGATAAAGAAATGGCTAACGATATTGCTTACTGGGTTCGTAAGTTCCCAGTCAATGCAGTGGCCTACTCAAAGTCTACGGCTTCAGCGGTAGCAGCCCGTTTAGCACCTGCCGGAATTCCAATCCATGAAGTCTCAGGCCAGGAATATCAACAAAGTTGCGATGAGTTCGTTTCTGCGGTTTCTAGCCTTCGCCTTGCACACTCTGACCAAGAAGAATTGACTAAGCAAGTTTTAAGCGCCGTAAAACTAACTCGCGGCGATGGTGGTTGGGTAATGGGGCGTAAGGCTTCTGGAATTGTCTGCGGTGCAGTTGCTGCGGCGATGGTTACTCACTTTGCGACACGCGCCGAATCTGAAGTAGACATACAGATAGGTTAATGTCCAGACAATAGCGTATAATATGTCCAATGGGAATCCGGGACATTTTTACTACTTCTAAGCCTGCAGTCGAAATTACAGTCGACGCTGCTTCTACCCCTGCGCCGTTTAATAACACGGCTTCATTTAATCCTTTCGTATTTACTCAATCAGTAGCAAGCCGTCAACAGGCCATGGCGGTTCCTACTATTGCACGTGCTAGAAATATTATCTGTTCAACTCTTGCCGCTTTGCCACTAGAGCAATATTCAAAGGTGAATGGTTCACACATGACCACACCGGCAGTAATTAACCAACCGGACCCACGGGTTCCTGGTTCTGCTATTTACGCATGGCTCGCAGAAGACCTTTTATTTCATGGCGTAGGGTATGGACAAGTTCTCGAGCAATATGGGGACACGGGCAGAGTCCGCGCATGGACTCGCGTAGCACCAGACCGCGTAACAACAAAACTAAATAACCTTCAGACAGAAATTGTCGGCTATCAAGTAGACGGTTCAGTAGTTCCAACTCAAGGAGTGGGTTCACTTGTAGTTTTCTACGGCTTAGACGAAGGTTTACTAAACCGAGCAGGTCGCACTATTCGCGCCGCTCACGCACTAGAACAGGCTGCAGAAACTTTTGCTAAAGAGCCAGTCCCACTACAGGTCTTAAAGTCTAACGGTACTAACCTTCCGGCAGAACGTATTTCTAAACTTCTCGAATCATGGAGAACTGCGCGACTTACTAAATCTACAGCGTTTCTTAACGCAGACGTAGAATTGCAGGCGTTAGGCATCGACCCGGCCAAATTGCAACTCAACGAGGCTCGTCAATATGTTGCGCTCGAGTTAGCCCGCGCCTGCAACCTTCCTGCTTACTTTGTGAGCGCTGAAACTACAAGCATGACTTATAGCAACAGCGTTTCAGAGCGTCGCTCACTTATCGACTTTTCTATGAAGCCTATTTTGGCTGCTATCGAACAACGTTTATCTATGCCGGACTTTTGCCCGTCGACAGGCGAGATTCGCTTCTCGCTAGATGAGTTCCTACGTTCTGACGCTTTAGCCCGCGCACAAGTTTATGAAATTCTAAATCGCATCGGCGCTATGAGTGTCGAGCAGATTCAAGAAGAAGAAGACCTTATCGATAACAAGGAGAACACATGAAAATAACCATGCCATACGCTATTACAGCGGCGGATGCAGAGTCTCGAATTATCGCAGGCCGCATTGTTTCATGGAACGCAGAAGGTAATACCTCAGCGGGACGTACTATGTTTGAAAAAGATTCTATTAAAATGTCTAAAAATACTAAATTAGTTTTGCAGCATGATGTAACAAGACCTTTAGGAAAACTAATTAGTTTTGAACAAGATGACACAGGCATTACAGCCGAATTTCGTATTGCCAAGACAACCGCTGGAAATGACGCCTTGGAAGAGGCAGCCACTGGACTTCGCTCAGATTTTAGCGTAGGCGTGGATGTTGAAGAGTGGGATAACAAAGATGGCGTGATGGCTATTAGCGCAAGTAACTTAATCGAGGTTAGCCTTGTAACAGACGGCGCAATTCCCGGCGCAGAGGTCGCAAAAGTAGCGGCAGTAGAAAACGAAGTTTCTGAGACAACTCAGGAAGAAACACAATCAACCAATGAAGGAGAACAAGTGTCAGACACTACCGTTCCAGAAGTTGCTCCTGCCGCAGAAACGGTAGAGGCTGCAAAGGTTGAAGTTAAGGCTGCAACAGCACCTTACATTTCAACTACAGTTCGTAATCCAATCGTTGATAAGGCTTCTTATCTCGAGCACTCAGTCCGCGCTCAACTAGGCAACGACACATCAAAGATGTACGTTGCAGCCGCAGCGGACACAACAGACAACGCTGGTCTAGTACCAACACGTCAGTTAACAGAAGTCATTAACGGAATCTCAGATGCAGACCGTCCAATTATTGACTCAATCTCACGCGGAGCCCTACCTGATGCAGGTATGACTTTCGAAATTCCAAAGATTACAGTTGCTCCAACAGTTGCAGTAGCATCTGAAGCAGGAACACCATCAAACACAGATATGAACTCAGCATTTGTGTCAGTTGACGTTAAGAAGTACATCGGCCAGCAAGTATTCAGCCTTGAAATTCTTGACCGCTCATCACCTGCGTTTTTCAATGAACTCGTTCGTCAGATGGAATTTGCGTACGCAAAGGCAACAGATGTTGCAGTAGGAACCGCGCTAATTGCAGGCGGAACAGACGGCGGAAACCGCGCAGCATTTACAACAGGCGCTCTAGTATCTGACTTTGTATCAGATGCAGCGGTTTCAATCTACAAGGGAACTCTTGGGTTCGCTCAGAACATCATCGTATCTCCAGAACAATGGGGCGCTCTCATGGGCTTGGTCGATTCTTCAAATCGTCCAATCTTCCAACAGACAATTAATCCACAGAACGCTGGCGGAACATTAACTGCAACAGCAATCCGTGGAAACCTTCTTGGTCTAAACCTTCGCGTTTCGACTGCACTTACAGATGGTTCAGGTCTTGGTGATAACACAGCAATTATTGTTAACCCAGATGCTTACACATGGTACGAGTCACCACGTCTATCACTTCAGACAAACGTGATTTCTTCAGGCCAGGTACAGGTTGCTTACTACGGTTATGGCGCAGTTGCGACAAAACTCGGCGCAGGCGCTTACCGATTCATGGTTGCATAACCAAAACTAATCATGGGGGGGTTGCTGCTCCCGGTGGCTCCCCCAGTCGTTTGATAGAGAGGATGTAGAGATGGCTTCAATCGTTACAGTTGCAGAACTAAGGTCTATCCTTGGTGTCTCTACGTCCCTCTATAATGACGCATATTTAACAGACGTAATCGATACGGCTGAGGCAGTTATATTGCCTATGCTCGTTACTTATGCTTCACCGATATCCCGTGTAGAACTCCAGGATAATATTGCCTATTACACATGCCTAGGCGAAAATAATTTTTCAGAAGGTCAGAGCGTAGTTATCACAGGCTGCGGCTCCCCATTTAACGGAACTTTTACAATTCTAGAATCTAGCAACTACGACATCGACACATACATTATGAACTCTAATTCTAGAGTATTCGTAGATGGTGTTTACAGAGACTTTAACGGATTTTTTACTGTAGCAATTACTAACGCGGATATTGACGGCAGAAACGTCATCCCTTCAGGTAAGGCCACTCTT